CAGTTGTTGCTATTAAGCCAGCGGCTGGTGATGTTCCTCTGATAGCTAATTCATAGCCTGAAGCCGGACTACCACTAATCCCTACGTTGCCGCTGGAATCGATGGTCATCCTATTTGTACCACCAGTAGCAAAATCTATAGTATTAGCACCAGAAGAATACATACCCGTATCAGTATCACCAGAAAATGTGTGAGATGGTGTACCAACAGCACCAAGTGACGCTACAAAGTCATCAAAAGTCGCTGTTGTTCCTGTAATGGAATCTATCCATGCCTCTGCATATCTTAACGATGTGCTGCCAAGATCGTAGGTGCTGTCTGTTTTCGGGATCAAATCACTAACTAGACGTGCCGTAACATCTAGCTCGTGTAAGCTTGGATTAGAGCCAACGGTCAAGTCATCACATTCTATACTGTCATTAACGATTAGATCATCATTAACCCTCAAAGTACCTGTCGGCTCCCATGCCATGTACTTAAGTACATCAGTACCATAAACAGCAAAACCAACATTGCTAAAATCTTGGTTAATAGATATCCCACCGGAAGAATCAATCCTGGTAATGTCAAGATTATCAGCCTCTATATCAGTCGCGTTAAGTGTATCGCATGTGGCAATGTTAACGTTTAAGTCTTTTGTCCCGTCTGTAATACCATTAATAAGGTCTGTAAAATTGGTGTTAACCTCATCCGCATCAGCTACAGAATCATTCGAAAATGTGTAAGTAACACTAGGTTCAGCCATGATTATCTCCCTGGTATAATTGATTGTTGTCGATTATTTTCATCTTTTGAATATGGCAAAAGAGGTAAAATAGATTCTCTAGCACCAACAGATTGTATCCCACGACCAGGCACAGAACTAACTGCCCGGTCCAATTTCTTAAAAAATTCCAAAGCCTTTGGCGTGAAATCCTTATTTGCCGCTTTTTCCAAAAGATCTATCTCCCTTGCCCTACTCCTTGATACCGCTGATGATGGTAATGTGCTGGCAATGCCAAACAGATTTGATCTAACACCATCTAACCAATTGGCTTTTGTAACCATATCCCATAAAGTGTGAGCCGTTCCACTTGGATTCGTTGTAACAGGGAATGTTTCAATGTACTTTCTAAAACCCATTAGCTTATCGGCATAGTCTTCACCAAATAGCAAAAGAGCCTTTTCTTTAGGCATGTTTTTTAATTCAGTGCTTAGTTTATTAATAAATCTCTGGTCATTATCATCATTTATTTTGTCCCAAATCCGATCAATCTCGGCTTTTCGTAATACCTCAAACGTCTTTGGAGCTCTCTGTCTTATCTTTTTTGCTTTGTTAATATCGGCAAAACTAAGCACCTTTTTAACTAACTCCTGGTCTGGTGTACCATCAATAAAGTCCTGAAACTGCTTATTTAAACTCTTTTTAAAGTCTTTCCTTCCGCTTTTGGTTGTAAGAGCCTTAAGAACATCAGCACCTGCTTTATAAAGCTTGTCGGCTTCAAGTATGTTTTGTTGAGCCTGCAAAATATCAACCTTCGCCAAATCCTTTTGCTTATAAATATTAACCTGTTTTTCCAAATCTTTAACAAAATTGGTTACTATTTTCTGCGCTTCTGGCGGTAAAGGCTTTCTTAGCTGTATAACACCAGATTCATCTTTTCTTTTCAAAGATGTCTCAAGATAGTTTTTTAAAGAATCAATCTTGCCCTCAATAACAGAAAAACTTGGAATGTCTTTTAGTTTGATTTTTTCAAGATTGCCGCTTTCAAGATTTCTTTGGATGTTTCTTTTATTTTGAAAAACATCCGTAGCTAAATCAGACATAAAATCTTTTGATTCTTTAAACTTCATATAATCTTTTAAAAAGAAATCCGACAACTTTTCAAATTTAACTCTGTAATCATTAAACACGCCGCTTATGTTATCGACAGCATCTAATGTGTTTTTTGTATCAACAATATTAGATATCGTTTTATAAGATTGAGATAATCTATCTCTTATTTTTTCTCTGAAGTCAAAATTTAGTTTCCTTAGTTCGGAATCTGTAAAATTTCTGTCACCGTACTTTTTTGAAAGTACGCTCATGGCATCATCTAGCTTTTTGAAAGAGTCAATCCGATCAATCATAAAATCAAGATCTTTTATGTAGCTAATCCCCTCTTTTGTTAAAACCTTGTCTTCCATTTGATCTAAGGTATTTCTTAAGGAATCTCTAAATAAAACGTCTAAAAACTTTTCTTTTTTGATGCCATAATCAAGGTTTGATTGGTTTGCCACAATATCAACAACATTATTTCCACTGCCGCCATGAACCTTAGCGGCATTAAGTAGCTTGTCTTCTGCAGATTCGTAAAGAACCTTTGCCGGTGCTATAAACGTAGCTAAATCATCACTCATGGCATCCGCTAATTCAACGCCATACTCACCGATATCTTTGGTTGTCTCAGGAGCGATTATAGCTTTCGCCTCATCTCTTATTTTATCAAAATCCTTATTTATCTTCCTTTTAAAAGCATTTGAATAGAAACTCGGTGGGCTTTTTATCTGATCAGCCACAAGATCTCTATATCGTTTTGAGGATGTCAATTGTGCCTTAATTGGTGTTAACCCTGCTTTTTTAATAGTATCTGCGATCTCCTCTGCGGTATCCTTCAAAACAGCAGCACCACCTTTCGCTATGTCAAAGCCTTTTTCTAATTGCTTTTTAATGTATTTGGTCGCACCAGGTAAAACAATGTTGGCTGTACCCTCTAAAATCCCTGCCTCTGCTACCTTAACGGGATTTAATTCATCTCTTAAACCAAAATACTTAGCCAAAGATTGACGTAATGTTTCGGTACCACCAGCAGCAGCACCACCAGCCATAAAAGCACCGGCTAATCCTGTAGGAGATAATGGAGAACCGCCAAGAGCACTGCCTGCTAAACCAGCGGAACCGACAAAGGCACCCTCAAGCACATCACCCAAAAGATCGGTTGCATCAAACCAGTCTAAATTATCGGGATCTATCTTTTTGAAAGATATGTCATCTGGTTTTTTAACCTCAACCTCATTACCAACGATTCTTGTTTGATAACCCTTTTTCTTGAAATAGTCAGATTGTAGCTTTGGCTCATCAGATATAAGGTTTTTGACCATAAAACGATCTAAAAAACCTACACCCTGGGTATTAATCGCTGGCCTATTTGATGCCACTTTATCGTAAACTTTGTTGCGCGCTTTTATAGCTGCCTCATCATCTGGGTTTTCTTTTAAAAGAGAGTTTGATATTTCGTACATCTCAAGATCTTTATCATCAACGCCAAGATCTTTTACACCCTGATAATATTCAGGAGTACCCTTTACATTAGGATCAACCAAGAGATCTAAAATCTGTTTATCTGTTCTGACATCAGGCATTTTATTTACCTCATTGGTTTAATAATTCTTGGAGCCGTTTTCTTTGTCCTGTTGGATCACTCGGAATCTGTTGCCGAATCGAAACTCCGGGGATTTCACTTTTTGTTTGATCCTTTGGTAATATGCTGGCTGGTGAATCACCAGATCTGAAATCAAAACCAGACTTTAATCTTAAAGAAAAATTGTCGTCCAACTTTTTATTAAAGTCAGTTTTTAATTTATCAACCAATGATAATATAGGATCTTCTCCCCATGGTGCTTTGATTCCTAAAGGATCTTTAGGAATAATTGCATTGATAATATCCTCATCTGACTTACTTAATACGCCAAGTTTTGCCATGTTTTTATATTGTAATAGAAGCATCTTCGATAATTGTTGACCACGTTCGACCGCTGCCCTATCTAATACCTCAAAGCCATATTTTTTCCTCAAACCCTCCATTTCTGAAAGGATTCTATTTATTTCTAATTTTGATAAAACAGCATCTTTTAATTCTTTTGCATCTATTTTTGTTAACGCGATCCCGTAACCAGGCACAAGTAGATCTTGGTTTTCCTCTGCTTTATCTTGATAAAGCTTTTGATACCTATCTAATCTTTTTTGTTCTGCAATATCTTTTAGCTTAAAATAATCCTCTATCTTTTCAACAGGTATAACTCTATCAACAGACACAACCTCTGTTTCGGGATCAATTACCTTAACTCTATGGATGTTAGAGAAAAGACTTGGTGCTTCTCTTTTTAAGGCCTCTTCCCCAGATTCATCTGCCTTTCTTTGGATACCAATAAAATCAGAAAAGTTTTCTAAACTAGGCACATCATATAATTTCATCTCTCTTTTTTCACTAGGCAATATGATTGCCTGTTCCGTAAGCCTTCTTTTTTTTGCTGCATTATCTTCTTCCAACAGCTGTCTTTCGCCCATCTCAATATCTTGTTCGGCTCGCTGCTTTCGTAACTCGTTTAACTCGCTTTGTTCAAAGCTAGTTTTTATGCCGTAAATATTAGAAGCTATTTGTAAGCCTTTTAATATCCTATCAAAAGGATCTTCTTTTTCTTTTGGCTCTCTGATCTTTGGTTGTTGTACTGCTACAATAGCCATGTGTTAAACCCTCGCATTCTTTGCCATTAACATCGGCTTTAAAAGCCTAGCCTTTTGTTCCTCAGGCAAATTTAATGATTCTAACGTTGCAATACTTCTATCTAACGATGATTCTGGGTCATCTTTTGTTAAATTAAGTCGTCTATTCATTGCCAAATCACTGGTTTCCACTAGCTTAGGCATTCTTTGCGATTGACTGCTTGTTGTTTCTAGCAAACTAGATCCTGTTGTTGCTGCCGCACCAACACCGGCCAAAATAGGATTACCCGTCAATGTTCCAACAGTACCCAAGATTTGACCTGCTTTTCCAAGGCTTCCAAAAATAGACCCTCCTGACGATCCTGAAGATCGCCTTTCTGGTAAAATTACTTGCTTTATTGCCATAACATGTACCTCCAATCGTTTTAAGTTATCAGCAATCTTAAGACTATTTAAAAGGCATTTCGTTATATCTTCTTAAGATTTCGTTGTATTCATCAGTAGATATTTGTTGTGCTTTACCACCGAGATTTACAATCCTTTTATTAGTAGCTGGATTCCTTGGCTGATAACCTGTAGCTATCCTGCGAATTTCATCTGTACTAATGCCCTCTAAAGTAGGAAAGTCTCTTGGCTCTGGGCTTGGTTGCCCTGGTGCTTTGATTTCATCACCAGGAAGTCCAGCCACAGGATCTAAACCCATGTTCCGTCTAGCCATGTTTAAGTTTTCAAGAGTTATATATTTATTTATCTCAAACTCTTTTTCTTTAAATTCTTGTTCTATTTCAAACAATCCTTTTTGAAAGGCTTCAGATTTTACCCGTTCACCAGATGCAAAATTTTGACTACCAACACGTTCACGCGTAGCAAACTTCTGAGATTCTTCTCGTTGCAAGTTTTGAAAATCCTGGGTGCCAAGTCTTTCGAGAGTATTATATTCTTGTGCCGACAACCTTTCTCCACGAGCAAATTTCTGAGCCGCTTCTCTTTCTGCAGTCGAATATTTCTGGCTACCGAGCCGTTCACTAGTTATAAAACCTCGCTGCTTTTGCGCCTCACCAGCGCCAAACTCTTGGCTACCGAGCCGTTCACTAGTTATAAAACCTCGCTGCTTTTGCGCCTCACCAGCAGTAAAACCTCGCTGCTTTTGCGCCTCACCAGCGCCAAACTCTTGGCTACCGAGCCGTTCACTGGTTATAAAACCTCGCTGCTTTTCAGCCTGTTCCTCTTGGTATTGTTGCCCTAGTTTTTCTGCCTGTAGGCCTAACATTCCAGATTGTAGTCTCTCAGCAGACTTGGCGCGCTGCTGCTCTCCAACCTTTAACATCGCACCTGAACCAATCGCTCCTGCTTGTGCAAAATGGCGTTTCAATGCCCTTTCCTCTTCTAACCGCCTTCCTGATTCTTGCCGCTTTAACTGCGATTGTGCCAATTGAAATCTTCTTTCTAATGCTCCAGCCATTATCGTTTACCTCTACGATTAAAAGTAATTCTCATCTCGACCAACCTAAAACCCTGGTCAACTGTGTTTTGATTGTCAAACTTAAATTGGATACGCTTCCCCTTGTACTGACCGATAGATTTTTTTATCTCTATTAGTGATTTGTCCGAATCCCAACTATTAACACCCCAAACCATTGTACCCCACAAAGTCGATTCACCATTTAAAGGTATTTGTATTGTGTTCCCAGATCCCTCAGAGGAATTTAAACGAGTAGTTAAATTCATGTTATAACCACCCAAAGCACCATGCAATATGTTTAACCACCTGAAATCTTTTTGCCAATATGGTAGTCCACAATCAAACTCTTTTGTCCAGTAAAAAGAATCAATCGCATTACCATCATCGTTATAGTCTTCTGTTAGCATTTCGTAAACGTGACCATCATCATCCGACGATCCATAATATAAGGTATTATTGTAGACCGTAAACTGTTCGGCATTTAGGCCTGTCCATGGTGACCACATAAACTTTTGATCTTTTCTTAAATTTTCCATTGAAAAATCAAAATGATATATTCTGTTGTTTTTAGTGGATGGTGCATAGGTTACAGATACGTAGGCTTTGTTTTTGTACACAATTGAACTAATTCGATCAATGTAGTCATCTACTAGATTCTCCATGTCGGGTTCAATCATTTCAGATTTTAGATCTGACTTTACAGCACTATTTGTTAGCAAAGTAGCACTAGGCTCGACATTACCGCCAGATAAAGCACCAAATCCAACAAACTTTCCACCCTCTGTCGCTGCGAACATAACTCTATTGTTAAACAAAAAACAACCAAAAGGGCTATTCGAACCATAACTACTACTAATACGGACATTAACCCATGATGAATCATCAACCGATTCCATGTAAATTAGCCAGATTGACTTTTTGCATAACACATAAATAGAATTATCCCATACCGCTAGAGCCTTTGGAACATCAAACGTATTATCTCCAACACGCCTAAAGCTTGTCGCCTTAAATACATATGGATTGCCAATCTCGCTATAAACAACCCAATTATAAGTAGGATCAATCGCAAAAAGCCTGGCTTGATGAAAGACAAGAGATGAATAGTTTGGAGGAACACCATTATCTGTTGGTGCCGCTAAAGAAGACAACTCATCATCTGGTGTGTCATCCTCGTATTCCACATACAAATCAGAAATTTCATCAAGAAAATAATAAACTGATCCTCCTGCCTCTGTCCTATAAAGGTTTTTTTTGTTTACCCCAAAGCTAGTAGGTGCCTGCTCAATGTTCTCAATTTTTACGATCGCATTGGCAACGTTAATAGTAACGGCAGGAGATACATCACCTTCAACAGCAGCACTATTAACATAGGTATACTTGTAACTATAAACACCACTAAGACCAGAACTAGCACCCGTTACCGCTGTTAAGGCAGATGTAGGTGCCGGTATACCATGCCTTGTAAATGTTGTGCCGTTGTATTTGTACGGATTTGAACCACCGTTTCCAAAAAAGATGTAATTTTCATATTCTGCAGCACAAACTCTTTGACCGGCCGTGAAAACAGATGCCGCGCTGGCTACAGCAGTAAATGTTGTTGATCCAAGAGCATCGCCAAGAGTATATAACGAACCATTGTACCAAGCGCACATTGTCTCAGTACCACCGTTATCATGCCTGGTGTAAAGACCGTCACAAACAAATGTGCCGACCGATGTCGTGTTTAACTTCTTTGTCCCACCTCTTGTCTCTACTGATCGGTCGCCAAAAATAACATTCTGGCACGATGGAGATTCATTGATATTGATCAAGTTTCTGTCAAACTTGTTATTCATACCGCCATCGAAAGTTATTGCGTCTTTTTTTGGGTAAATTACCTCAAAATTACTGGCCATCGTCTACCTCATGTGATCGGAATAACTTGTGATGTGAAATAGGCATCGTTGACCTGTGCAAAGCTATCACCTCTTAATCGTCTTTGGCGCTGCCTTTTTGCCTTGGCAATCGATTGTTCCCATCTCACCAAAAGCCTATCGGACAAGGTAAAGTTTTGATCCTTTTGTGCCATAATATAATTAATGTAGGTTACGATATCTTCACGGTATTCTTGCGGAACCTCTAAGTTATCAGTGTTTGAGGTAATGTCCTGTGGATAGGCATAACATTTTATCTGAATAGTCTCATCATCTGTGTCAGGAGTAGGGTAAAGATAAATAACCTCATCCCAGATCGCATAATCCGCTGGTGTGCCAGTAGGATCGTCATTCGATGTTTTGGGATCATCTCTTAGTGAGACTTTTTGAAGCTTGTCTGAATCATACCTCACCTCTTTGATCGAAAGAGTATTTTCTGGATATGTGTATTCTCGTTGCCCTGCTACAGACGTTGTCTCGAAAGTTTTTTCGATCACATAACCTTCTTTTGCCAAGTCTGTTTGCGCATCATAAATTGCATCCCTTAACATTTTGTCCGAGAAAAATTCATCACCAACAGCGTTATAACGCTGACGGGCTCTTTCCATCAGATCAGATACAGTTAAAGCCATTTTTTCAACTCCAAGTAGTCGTTGTAAAAGTAGCTTCACTCCATGCACTAGATGTAAAAGTTTGTAGTGTAAATGAAGTAGAAACTCGATTTAAAAAATTAATTCCACCAGGAAACCTGTAATAATAATCACCATTTTTCAAATGAACTGAAGTCATAGAATTAGAAACAGTCATAGCATTGGTGTAGTGTCGTGAAACATTTTTACCAACGATTGAACTCATATCAAGGTTATTGCTTATAAGATGTGCGGCTTTTTTACCAACCGTTGAACTGATGTCAAGGCTATTGCTTATAAGATGTGCAATCGATAGTTCAAGATCTGTGGTAGTACCCCAATTGTCAACACCCCAAACCATTGTACCCCATCGATTGGCCGTAGCACCACCAAACAGGGTAATTGAGTTAACAAAGGTTTTGGTATAGTCAGCCATTTTTAACTCAAGGTGATCTCTGTTATAGCCGTTAACGTGTCATTAGCACCCTTATTGATAACATCCTCGACATCTCGTGACAAAATTGTTCCGGTCGCTGTCGTTATCGTCGAAAAGACACCGTATTCTGTAATAGCTCCGGTGCCGGTGCCTGATGGAAATGTCCCAGAAAGCCGATAAATGGCTCCTGTGACGTTTGAAACCGTTGCCGTTATCCTTGCTATTTCAGCACCAAGAGCAGTATCTGAAGAATCCTCAGCAGACGAACCTGTGCCAATAGCAATATATTTCATATCAAAAGCAGTAGCGCTGACAGCAGCAGCACCCAAATGGCTGGCCACAAAAGAAAGACCATCATCGGTTATCACATTGTCACCAGATCGCTTCTCTTTTAACTCTGGACCGTAAAGAGATACCCACCACCTACCCTTTAGTTTCATTTTTAGATTTCCTCATCGTCAAGTAACTCATCTCGAGCATCTTTATCAGCCATTTCTGACTGATGATATCGCTTTATATGAGTTAATAAGCCTTTTTTCGTTCTGAAGTCTTTGCCACAAGAATGGCACACGTAAACAGTATCTTTTTCATCTGTTTTAGGAGCATTTAACTCATCCAAAGCATCTTTCAAGTCGCTTTGGTCTATTTTTAACATCTTGTACGATCTGTTATCAATTCTACCTTCTTTGTCTAAGGCTAGAGGATTCATCTTGCCAAGAAATTGATTGGCCTCAAAATACTCCATTGTAATATGACCGCGTGCTGGTATTCGTATCAATGTGCCGTTGTACATTTCTTCATAATCATAATCATTTAAATTCAAAACTTTTACATTTGCCATTTCTAATTCCCATTACAAATTAATTCAAAAACATGTGACGATGCCGTTGTCGCTGTTGTAAATTCAACTTTGATAAACCTTGCCGAAGTCTTAATTGGTACATAACAATTGGTGACTGTAGAGTTAGCGTTAAAAACAACCGGTGTTTGTGTACCAGCAACAGGCTCTAGATATAGTGGTCGATATGTGCCGTCTAATGTTGGCGAACATCTAAGCCGTATGTCAGTGGCAGATGTCATCGTCGGAATACCTAATAAATATCCATTGTAACCACCACCAAGATCTAAAGCGCTTGTCAAAGTAAGACCACTGTTCATTGTTACTGAATATGGTAAAACTGGTCCAATAGTCATAATTTTATTTCCCAAAAACGGTTAAAATAAATTCGTCTCCGCTTGCAGCACCTGAAACCCCGATTGTTCCCAACGCTGCAACACCAGAACAATTTTCATTGATCGAAAACTTAACTGCTGCAGTAGATAACGATTGTGGCAACAAAGATGCCGTATTGATGTGCGATAAGCCAGTAGCAACAGCACCAGTAGCTGCATCCGCTGTAACTCTTAAAGCAAAAACCCTTTGGTCGCCAAAAACTGTTTTAACTAAATTACTAGTCGTGTAAGCCATTTTTTACCTCAAATTAAAATAATTCTTTTTTCTATTGTAGGATCTTTGCAAACACCTGCTTTAATTTTGTGTATAGAAAAAAGATCTATTGCTGATTTTAAAGTCATCTGCCTAACGTGGCAAATGTTCCCCTCTTTGTAAGCACCAAAACAACCATTTTCTGTCGCATTAATGTAAATGCCTGGCACCCTCTGGGCTACAACATCAAACCATAACTTGAAATTATAATAAGATTGCCATGTTTTTAATGTATGGCCATAAATCGAAGGCACCCTTATGTAATTCCCAAGATCCTTATCATATTTCGAATCCCACGCATGGAATGCTGTCTTGGGTTTGTCCGAAAAGGAAAAGTCAGCACCAATAAAAATGGAGATCTGACTACCTAGGATACCTTTAACCAGCATCATGCTGGCACCAAGAACATTACCGCCAGATTCGATATAAATGTTAAAGGGCTCTATTTTATCAACGGCTTTAGTGTAGCTATCATCGGGAACAGGAGCATTATAAAAATAGATCTCACCTTGCCATCTTTTTAAGAGCTCTGGATGAGTACCAATGAAGGCCAAAAGCTTTTTTGTTTTTGTCCGATCCCAATACTCATCATCACTCTTTGTCCCACCCTCCGAAACCTCGCCAATCGTCAATTCACCGGCATCCAAGGTCACATAGAAGTCAACATCAACACCAAGATCCTCCAAATAATGGAAGTTATGAAGACAGGAAACGACCTTTAAATCATCCGGCTTATCTTTTAAAAGCTTAGCGTTTTCAGAAAGGGATGGTCCCGACCCGACAATAACACATGGCGCACCACCAAATGAACCATGTAAATTTCCCACCGACTTAGCCGAGAAGGGACCATAAGTTTGGTGATTAGATTTAACTTGAGAAATCCATTGATCACGCCATCTGTTAATAGTGACCTCATCATTGGTACATGCTTGTTGGTGTGCCGCACCAGGAGAGATTGGAGCACTATTAATGTATGGCTGTAAATCTAATACTACTTCTCTAATCTTTTGCATAATCTAATCACCTTTTTCAAAATTTTAATAACAAGAAACGTACGCGCCAGCAGATGCTCCGCTAGCGGCAGCACTTACAATTGTTGCGTAAGGATGCTCACTAGCTGCAGCGCCAGCACCTGTGCCATCAGCACCAACATAAATGTTAGCTCGAACAGCAGCACTATTATTAGCACCCATTTCAATGGTGCCAAAACCTTGTGTCAAAACCCAACCATAGGTAGCTGTCGTAAGTGTGGCATGTTTCACAACACCAATAGCTTTACCTGTGTTTGTGGCGTTTGTCACAGTTACAGAATAACCGGTTGCAGCACTATTGACCTGTACAGCATAGGTCGGGCTTATTTGTGTGCCACTCTCATTATAAACCCAACGATAAGTATTGCCATCCTCAAAAGTTACTAATGTCCCAACCTCTGGATGGTTAGATCCCAAAGAAGCGGTTACATGTGATTTTCCGTAAAATAATACGGGATCAGCTGATTGAAAACTCATAAAAACCTCCAAAAGTTACGCTGTAATACCTGACAACAATGCATGCATCCTGTTGTTGGATGATGTTAAAGCACCCATCCAAAGAATCCGAGAAGTCAAAACCTCTTGGTTGATTGGCTTTTGGTACTCACTAGCACTCATGTTTCTATCAGGATGATAATAAAGTCCAAGATATTTCATATTGAGCATGAACATGTGATTTGCAGGACAATGGCTGTCAATCACAATAGGAGCGCTGTTGAACATCAAAGACGTAAAGCCGGCTTTTGCCATATCCTTATCTAGAAACCGTTGCTGTGGCTGTAAAAGGTTATAAAAGAGATTATAAACTGCTCTTGTCGTAACGCACATGTCAGGAGAATCTGCGCCAATTGTAGCGTTTTGAAATTGAGTATTCATTGCTGAAATGCTCAAAGTCGTAGTTGTTGAATCGACATTTGATGCCCACCAGGATGATGTTGATTGAGAAATCCCACCAACAGTTTGATCTGTAGCGACGATATCCCTCAAGCCAACGATACTTTTGGCTGTCGTGCCATCAGAAAAAAGACCAGTGCCGATAATATCAGCCAGCGTTTTTTCCGCGATCATGGCCTTAGATGCCAAAAGCTTGATAACACCAAGATCACCTGCGTTTTTAAGCTTGTCTTCCTCTGCTACCGTAATAGCGGCATAAGCAGATTTCCAAGCAAAAGATGCCCTGGTAATGTTTTCGTTATCAGCTGTTGTCAAAGTATCGCTACCAGAAAACCAACCAGCACTTGAAGTTTGGGCATAGTTTAATGGTATGTCGATAGTTGTTCCACCATTTTGAGAAATGTATCGGCCGGAGCTCTTAAATTTAGAAAGTAGTGGATTAGAATCAAAGATGTTGTCATACATCTTTGGCTGAATATAGTTTCTTGTAATACTTGTTAATTGATCTGTTAAAGACATAAGTCACCTCATTAGCCTTGGTTGTTCCATCCTTCGGCAATTAACTGCTCGTAGGACATGTTTTTTAAACTCCCCTTCGAACCTTTTGTCACTAATTGTGGTGTGTCGCTAGTTGACATAAACCCCTTTTGTTGACGCTGCTGCAACTCTTTTGCCGCTGCCTCTTTGGCTTTAGATGCTGCTAAACTTACTAGCTGATCATGGTAAAAATCTCGGAACGCTGCCTTAAAACTATTGATCCCATGTGTAGAACCATGTTCTAAGACTTGATACTCCAAAGATTTGCCAGTGCTTGGATCGGTGTAAGTAAAATCAATGTCAGGATATTGCTTTTTAACCTCGTTAATTTGGTTATTGAGCTCTAAATCCTGCTCTTGAACCATCCTCGTTTGACGATCATTATCATAAGCCTTTTTTAACTCTAAAAACTCATTTTTTAATGTCATCAACTCGTTGTTTGGCTCTGTCGTTTGCTGCCCAGAAAATGGTTGCTGCGTTTGTTGGCCGTCAAACGAGTTAAACCGATTTTCGTAAGCGCTTTTCCAATGGCTTGCCCACTCAGGATTCTCTTGCGCATACTGATGATATGGCTTCCATTGACTTTCTAGCTCCTGAGCCTGTTGCATCCTTGCTTCTAGCTCAGTTTGCTTTTGCTTAAACTCACTCATGTGCTGCGCGTAATTATAACCCATGCCCGCGCGTTTCAGAATAGTATTTAAATCTTCTTTTACTGTTTTGCCATTAACCTGATACTCAAACAATTGATCATCTGGCTTAGATTCAACAGGAGAATCACTTTGCACAACATCTTGTGTTTGAGTTTCTTGTGGCGCTTCTTGCAACATGCTTTCATTAAGTCCATAATCTTCCATATATTATATATCCTTATTATAATACTTGCTGATTTTGTTCCTGCTGACCTTGTGGCATTTGTTGCCCACCACCAGGAGCACCTCCACCACCCATTATTTCGACAACGCCAAGAAAAGATTCTAGCGCTTGAGCGATTAACTGCTTTGCCTCATCAGGAGCATTAGATTGCGCCAAACCATCGTTTAAAGCCGTAAGTCCCTGCCCTACTGTTTCAATGATCATTCCGACCTGGCTCGGCTCCTGCTCCTGGCCTTGTCCTTGCATCTGTTGTTCCTGGCCTTGTCCTTGCATCTGTTGCCCTTGTGGCATCATCTCTGCCATAACTTACCCCTGTTGTTGTTGTTGAGCCATCATCTGTTGGCGCTCTGCCAACCTTTGTAATATCTTGTCTTTGTTCGGCATGTTTATTTGATCCAAAACCTCTTCTTCATCAATAATCCCTCGGTCAAATAATGCCAGAGATTTTCTTTCCTTATCGGCCGCCTCGAATGGTAAGTCCGATCCTGTTTTCACCCTTATGTCGAAATTACCCTTGATAATAAGGCTTTCTTCTTTTCTCGGAATCAAACCACCCTTTCCATTATTTTGGTATTCTGTAATTCTAGCTACCCTAGCTACCTCGCCATTTTCACCCTCTTGATTTTCAACATGCATTTTCATGTAAAGATCGGACCCATCACTATTAGTGATCCTGTAGATCTTTGGAACGGTGTAAAACTCAAAAACTCGATTAGCATATTGCCAACCAACCGTTTTTAGGTACTCATCTAGGTTACGCTGCTTTTGCCTTATTCTGGTCCGTGAAGCAGATATAAGTTGTTCAATTGCTGACGCTGCTGTAACCGCACCCTCTGTGTTACCTCTAGAAAATTCGCTTTGTCCGGCTTGGTCATTAAACCAACCAACTAATCTATCTAAGATCTGCATGAAGCCAGGATTTAATGGTACACCCATTTCCCTGGAAACTGTGGAGCCTGGTGTCTTTGGCACAACCATGCCAGGCCTATTGGTAAGATTGTCGATGTCTAAATTGGGATCGTCAGAAACCCAAATGGGATTACCCATAAGCGCCAAGGAATCTAACGTAAAGGCTAGGATCTTATTAAAAACTACTTGTGAAGGCTTAAGCTGCTCAATTTCACTCACACCAAAAAACTCTCTTGGCAGTATGTAATTGCAGTAGCGCGAAAAAGGAATTAGACCATCCTCGTAAGGCAAAGGTCCATCCTCTAGAAGTAGGCCATTAGCTATAACAACATAACGGCCATCAGGATATTTTTTCTTTATTGTGTAAGACTTTTTACCCTCATTCTCTTCCTCGATTTCTTCAAAATCGCTAGGCTTGAGATATCCAGTAAAAACTAAAGTCTTTTCAATCTTACAATCGCCATACATCTGATACCTAGATTGTGCCTCTGGCATGTTCCTGTCGGTATTCATGTAAGACGATTGCATGTCTGTTTTGATATTTGTTTTCTCGTCAGAGATAAAATCGTTAACGTCACCCTTAAGCTTACTAGCAAACTTTGGATACTTTTGCTTGAGCCTGGATGTAGTCATTGGCCGAACATACCAAAAACCTCTCGACAGGCTGTCGTTAACATCATTGCAATCAGGATCGGGATAACAGTGGTAGGGATCTTCAGATTTATAAACCGCTGCACCAATCCCGAAATCAATCTCTGGATCATAGTTCATGGAACTAAACCCAGTGCCATAGATATAACCATCAAATATTACTTCGAAAACAACCCTTAGCCAATTGTATTTTTCCCATTCAGAATCAGCCACTTTTTCCAAAATCTGGCTAAAAAGCATGTCCTCTGGATCTTGTGGCAAAAATGTAAACTTTGGCCTTACATCTGTCTGTAACGGGATTTGACCTTGAATTGTTGACCAAATCAAGTTTACTACCTCAGAGTTTCGCCAAGACGGCCTTTGCGTGTCCCACTGAGATCCACGCATAAATTTATAGTAATCGAGCCAATGCTTGGAATACTTCTCTCGGTGAGCCTTCCATTTGAAAAAGTCAGACAAAAGAGCCTTAACCGTTTGTTGGTCCTCATCAGATTGATCAATGTTAGCACCGTCAATTTGGCTTTCCGGCAGAAGGTCATAACCACCCATTAACTCTTTCATCTGCTTGTCCTCAATTCAATCGGCTCGCATAGTTTTTTATATCGATTTAACCGTTTTTCTTTTATTTGATCCGCATAGTATTTATGGATCTTATCCGGTGATTCGTTACCAATTTCCTCAAGGCCTCGCTCTTTGGCGATCTGTCGCCTGTGAGCACTCGATTTGATAACCATTCCAAGGCCTGGATCATATTCTGGTGATTCCACGGCTGTGTTGTGTAACGCTGGTGTGGAAATAAGTCGATCTTGTGGTTTGCAATCTGAAGAACAAAAAGAACAATGTTCGATGTTATCGACATCGACAATTCGTTTTATGATCTCAAACTCTTGGTTACAAGAAGGACACCGATAACAGTAACGTGGCATTTTATCACCTTATGCAAGTCGTCTTTTTTTAAATAGCTTTTCTTGTTCTGGATCTATTAAATAAGGCAATGCCTCTTTCACGTTATGATCTTTTATTATAATCTTTTTCTTGTGTCCTGCAAAGTTATATGTAGCCATAGTAATATATCTGTTGCTGTCCATGCAATGATTTTGAATGTCTACCGGCAACATATCTTTTTGCCCTTGATCGGGCTTAAGATTTTTAGGCTCAGGATAATGGTACTGCGAATATTCGTCTATTGTGTGCGGAGAAGTATTTCTAAAAACTTTGTACTTTTTATTTGCAATTAAATCATAGTGGTAGTCGATTCCGAGCCTAATATCATTACGAGCAGGATAAGCAATAATGCCGTTGGCATTGAGCTCTTGGATATATTCTGGCCGGCTTGGATCGCAAACAAATATGACTTTTTTGTAAATCGAATTATAAGACTTTGCCATCTCGATCACATCTCGTATCGTTTGCTGAGTTTTGTAATACTCAGCAATCTGATATTGATAACCAGATGGTAGAACTGCTCGGATAGTAATGACCATTGGATCAGTGTACCCCCAATCTATCCCACCATAAAACTTGGTCTCTGGCGGCAACGGTATTGGATCAATGACATCGACATCGTCATCGAAACATTTGTAAACCAAACCTTCCATTCGGCCAAAGTTACCACCGTAAATCATCGAAAAACGGTGACTGTCCATGGTCAGTTTTCTTTCATCATATTCTGCTTTAGGAAAATATGGGTTTTCGTAACTCGCTGCCTGGACATATTCGCACATCTCCATAATGTATGGATCTTTTTGCTGTATTTTCCGAATAAAATCGGTATAAAGCCAGTTTAACGAGTACGGTGATGTTACGATACAAACCGGACATGATGAAAAAGAACTCCTGGCCTGGATATTATCCCAGAAATACCTTGAATAAAGGCCTCCCTCATCGCATAATATGGCTCTCACATTAGTGATACCCACCACCGAATCAGGATTTTGGCCGGACCTGATCCAAACATTCCCACCAGCGTGCATTTCGAAGCACATGTCGGCCTTGTTAAGTCTACCCAAGCCATCATTAAGTTTCATAAACGGTGGTAAGGTAGCCTGTTTTAGAATCTTGTACGTTGGTGTTGTGATAATAAAGTTATCGTCTTTTGACGTGTGCCTATGCATGTACTTTTTGAGCCACACCACTCCAGACAACGTTTTTCCAAATTGGATACCTGTTGCCGCAATCGTAATCTTTTTCTCAGAAAAGATAATTCTGTTTTGCTTTTCGGAATGTGGTTTAAATTTCATTCTTGTTTGTAATCTTTTCTTACGATTTCCTCGCCTTTATAGATAACCCTTAGTGCTTTGTGACCATGTGGATCTGTCGCTTTTCTTACAGACATCCTAAGATCTGGTGATCCTCGGTAATGCCCATAGTTTTTGTTCAGTATCAATTCGTCGCCTATCTCAATTAACTCAGTAGCTACGCATCGCCTTGTAATAGCATAAGCATTGTTTATTTCTGTGTGCGTTTTGAACTCTTGAGATAATGTATTTAAATGATCAATCATCGCCATTGTTTCAATCAAATTTAGAGCATGATTGTTGTCTGTGCTGTCAAAATCTCTAATTTTGAAATGCTTTTCCAAAACTGTCGCACCATGCCTTTTAGCTGACATTGGAGCCTCATAAATATCGAGAGAATGGTCGGAATAGCCAACATCTACATTGTAGCGCTTTCTTAGATTTGGGATGTTAACCAAAGCATGTGTTCTGGATGGATAATCAACAACACAATAAAGAATGGTTGTCTTGTCTTTGCCAAGAATAGCCAGAGCCTTTTGTATGTTCTCAAATGTTGAGCCGCCAATTGACAAGTAAACCGGCTTTTGGGTTTTCTTTATTTCCATCAGCAAATCTTTGTTACGGCACTCAGACGATGCTACTTTGTGTGTAGTGACATAAGGATCTATAAACGATACTAAGTCTTTATTAAAAACAGAGCACATAAACTCTATTTGTTCGTCACGACATACACCAGCCAAACCAGGCACCCATTGTTTTGGGATTCCGTTTTTTACAAACTCTTTGAAACCATATAAATCTTCACTCGTAAAACATTGGAACTTTATTGCTTGAGCTCCAAGTTGCTTTGCTTTTTTGCATGATTCTACACAATCTGTGTAGTTGTCAAAATTACTACCGACATCTAATACAACTTTCATTTAATACCTTCCAAAAAATCTAACTGCATAATATGTAAGATTACGTCTAATTATATCCATGTTCATTTGTTTGTTGATACTCAAAAAAAGAAGGTCGGCATCCTTTTTTGATATTGGTGCATAAGACTTATACCATGTGCCGCTTTGAGACTTTTGGTAAAGGGTAGCATCCTCAGATTTATTGATGTGACCTTTTGTTTCATAGCATAGGTCATGAATCATAGATCCAAGGACAATCCTTGGGTGAACTGGTGACAACATCAACGGGAACCCCCACAACGCACTCGGTATAGACGCACCATCAAACCGATAACCCTTTTGTATGACAAGATAGAAATTGTTTGACCACTGACCAGGTAAGCTAAAATAAAAATCATATTGTTCCATTAGCTCAAAAAAATGCCCAGATGATTTTATCGGTTTGATAATTGGGTTATCTAACATTTCCACTCTCAATATAGTTCGTCGTAATCAACAGCACACAATGATGTATCTGTCCCAGTTATTGTTTGAGCCGTGACGGTAAAAATATCCGATGTACCAGCTAGATCTGATCCCAGTACAAACTGATTTTTAAAAGCCGCTAATGGTGCTTTTGTTGCATCTGTAGCATAAAAAGAAGCGATCCTGGTCCCACCCGTCACAGCTGATGCTGTTACATCCCGTTGAGCGATCCCATCAACATCAGCGAAAGATGCTCCTGTAAGTGTAGGATTTAGATAAACCTCAAACAATGTTTCGCTTTTAGATGTCGATGATGGGGATACATTTGTAATTCTGATGTTCGCTTTGTTGACAAATGCCGATTTCAATTGCATCGAAATTAGCGGTTTCTTTGTTGTTGATGTATCTATCGGGGTAACTCCGTTGTTGATCGATCTTGGGAAATAATTGCTACCAAAAACACCCTCGGCAATGGCTGTAGAACAAATTTGTCTGAAATCATTTAGAGCAGATGAAGCACCTGTGTTTTCAACTTCGTATCTGATCGGTAGTCTCGGTGTAGACATATAAACCACATTTCGAGTATTGGCATTGTTAACCTCATGGCACCAAAAAATCATACCATCGATGTCGAAACCAAACCTTACCCGACCAACACCAAGCCACTGAAGGTCTATGATGAATATGTTGGTTTTAGTGGTATCAATCGTTATACCACTAACGCCAGTACCATCCATTTTGTCAATGTTCCAGGATGCCTGGGTGATGTGCGTGTCAACTGCTGTTCCTGTAGTGTATGAGCGAATAGTGACACCCAAAACACCATCTACCTGATCAAAAAACACACCATTTTGATCGTCAAAAAGGCCAATCCGTTGATGTGAATTAGCAGCACCAGCACCCAAAACACCAGTATTTAAAATTAATAGCGATGTGCCTGGAACATATTCGCAAAGTTTTTTGCTGGACCTTGTCGCCTTATCTCCACTCGCTGCAGATGTTTCAAACTTTGTGGCTGCTGTGTTAGAGACATAAGCAATAGATGCACCGCCAGATGTTGCTTCTGACCAGGCATAAGTTTTTTGTACCGTAGTCTCAAAATTATCAAAAACCGTTAGAGGACTAGACACCCTCAACCTCGAAAAAGCATCCGATGCTGGCGAATCCGCTGGCACCATGTTAACGGCTGTGACGTTTTCCCTAAGGTGCGTAAACTTATTATGCTCCATATCTGCAATATGATAACTCATGCTTTTTTACCTTATTTTAAATCCTTAACACCCATCTCGATCCTCTCACCGTTGACACCTTCGATGATAAACGGCTCCGGTTTGCTGATCTCCACCTTGTCGGTCACTTTACCAATTAACCGATCAAACATAAAGTTAAGCCTAATGTGGTCACCCTTTAGAATGCCCATAACTATTATTCTGGCTATGAAATGGTCAACGGATTCGCGCTTTTTGTCCTTCAGAACATCCTGTAACTCATCGAGAGGTAACCTAAGAAAATGTGTTAACCTCAATTGGACAAACTCCCGTGAAAGCTTTTGTGCAAAAGCAATTTCCGGTGGTTTTTTTTGCCTTCCCTTTGGATTACCAGATTGACCCTTTTTAAAAACCATAGAAAACCCTTATTTTGCTTAAAATTGTTTATATAACATCTGTTTAAATACCGTTCCAATAAATCATTTCTTGTTTATCTTTACTTTTATCTTTATTTGTGCAAAGCACAGATCTTTTATTAAATATATTATATATTGTCTATATTATCAACTCACTATGATTTTTTATAGACTTTGCTTTGATGATGGTGTATATAATACTGTGTATACAATGTTGTGTACGCTTCACTTCAAACCTTCAAACGAACGGATTAAAAATGGATTACCTGAATAGCCGAAATAACAAACGCATAAACGACACCGAAACCCGTAGAAAAGCACTACTTTTAGACTTTTTATCATCGTGTGGCGCTCAACAACTAAAATCACCGGAAGACATCAAAACGACTTATACATTAGATGAAATTGCGCTTCTAGGTGATTACATAACGGCTTGGTTTGATGGATACAAAGTAAAAGATTAAGGTGATAATATGTACGATTTTTTGCAAAAACACTATGATTTTTACGTAACTTTGCTGAGAAATGATCTTGATCCAGAAAGAACAGATGTTTATTTAGCGATGTTAGCTAATCTAAATTATCTGCTGGATCAATCTTGTCTAATAGATCGTGCTTTGTCCGATAAGCCTCTATAAAGTCTTTTTCGAGCACATAAATATTATTATTATCATCGTCAACTACTATGAAGTCGCCTTTTTCCAGAAACTTCGATCGTCTTTTTGCCTGGATAACATATCGATTTTCTGAAAGTACCCTTAATTCTGGTATGATTTTCTTTTGTGTTTTGTAAAAGTCAGGATCAAAAAATAAACCGCTAATTTCGTTCAGCATTAGTTTCACAAAAAATCTCCCATTATCACTAATATTTTAAGACACCCAGCAATCATCGTACCTGCCAAAAACAGCATTATTGCTGATAATGCTAAACCCGTGATCGCTCCAATTGTCCAATTAAATCCTTTTTTAAATTCTGTATTCAAAACTCATTCCTTCTGTTGTTCCTTCTCCAGAGCCATCGCCATATATTGTTGTCATAACTCCATAACCATAAGCAAAACAGCATGTTCTGGGATTAAATCTATCCGCATCTCCTAACCCACTACCATCGCCAAAGCCTGTGCCTTCGTCAAAGCCGGAGCCAGAACTATAACTAGCGCCAACGCCATAGCCGGTGAATTCAAAGTCCATTAACTATCTCCTAACCCACTACCATAGCCATAGCCACAGCCATCCCAACAGCCTGCGCCAAAGCCAAAGCCTGCGCCATAGCCAAAACCAAAGTCATCGCCAACGCCATCGCCATAGCCTGCATCATCACCGGAGCCATCACCGGAGCCGGAGCCAACGCCAACGCCATCACCATCACCGGAGCCATCACCGGAGCCGAAGCCATCGCCAAAGCCAAAGCCATAGCCATCGCCATCGCCATAGCCATCGCCATCGCCTGCGCCAAAGCCAAAGCCGGAGCCATCGCCATAGCCTATATGTGCCATTAACTATCTCCTGTTCTTGTGTCATCGCCAGAGCCAAAGCCAAAGCCATCGCCAAAGCCAACGCCAACGCCATCACCATCACCGGAGCCATCACCGGAGCCACAGCCATCACCGGAGCCAACGCTGGAGCCATCGCCAA